ATGTTGTCTATTTCCATAGGTTGACCTTCCCACACATCCATGTCATGCAGTCTGTCAATGTCGTGACTTAATACCACTTGACGCTCACCCTTAGTAACAGTTGCTGTTACATTTGCACCAGAACTATTCTCTGTATCTGTACTGGTTGTGATGTCTGTGTGCAAACGCATAGTGCCAAGCTTTGTACTAAAGTTCCAACGCTTCATTGTCCAGATGCAATAGTAGGCATCGTTTAAAAGTTCATCCAACTGGTTGTTAAACTGTGCCAGTTCTGGACTGTAGTCAGTAATATTTTTAACTTTCTGTCTCAATGCTTTTAAATTTGCCATAGGTCACCATACGAAAAAAAGGGATGGGCGTTGGCCCACCCCTTCGGCTTGATAGAAAATCTAACTTAGAACTGTTTAATCACAATCACAGTTGCAACAGTACCACTGTCGTCTGCAGTTGCGTAAGCAATAATTGGTAGTACATCAGCCGCATCTGCAGTGTGGAAAGCACCTGGTGTAGCAGCATCAGCAATCAAGCGATCTCCTTTAGCAACTGAACCATCTGTTTTTGCTTGACATAAGCCAGCAATACAAACGTCAATAGTGTCACCAGAAGCCGCTGCAGCTTCAAGAGCAACCCCAACAACAGCAACTCTATCAGTATCGTTACCATCTGCCTTAACAACGTGAATCATTTTATCCCCGTCAGCAGTTTTGGTAATGTCAAAAGCAACAACGTCCTGTGCAGAGATAGCTTCAGAAGCAATAAAGGTTTCGATTTGACGACGGTTCATCGCTTCGACACCCACTGCAACTGTACCACCAGAAGGCAATGCGTTGTATTGAGAAGTTTCCAAGTATTGGATAATGTTTTGTGTAGCCATGATAAGCCCCCTTAGAAAGTTTCTGCGTCGAAGAGAACACCACAAGAACCAAGATGATCTGCAATCAATTGCATTTTAACATACAATTGGGCAGCCCGTGCAGTAGTTCCAGAAATGTGCTCAAAAGGTGAAACAGCGAAGTCAGCATCTTTGTGCATGCACAACTTGACACCGTCAAAGTTAAGGAAGTAGCCAGACAATGGTGCAGTACCAAAGTCATTTGAAGCATAACTAAAACCTAGCTCAAGGTCTTGTTCAACAACAGCACCACCAAAAGCAAGTTGCATACGTCCACCATCAAGAGTCTTCTCATTGATGTATCGCTCTTGTTGGAACAAAGCACGACGATAGTTAGCCATTGCCGCTTCAGACAAAAGCACACAGTCAATCTGACCCATGTGAGTTACAGTGTTTGCTTGGATTGCTAACTGTTGCATACCAACAATACCGTTAGTGCTAAAGTCATTTTGAATGTCAGCAACCTGGTTCATCCAACCGTTGACTGGATAGGTTTGCTTAGAAATACCACCAACAGTAGTACCTGCAACTGCCTGTCGAGCCTTAGATTCTGCTTCCAAAAACCCACCAACAGTTGGGTCACCGTTCAAAGTATTGATAGTGGTCAAAACAGTAGAGTTACCGCGAAGCAACTGCTTGTTCAACTCACGTCGAAGCATACCCATAACAGAGCGCATACGAGCTTCAACAATCTTCACGATTGCTTTCTCGCCTTTGTTTTCCAACTCTTCTTTCTTGGTGATAACGATAGGAGCAGTAAAGTCAGCCCACTCGTAGATAGCAGGTTGCAATACGTCTTTAACAGCAAGGTTTACTGCTTCGTATCCAGTAGGAAGGTTAGTAATTTGAGAGTGTTCAGCGATTGAGAGGGGACGTTGGATTTTAATACCACCATCTTCATACTCGATACCACCAAAGCGTTTTGCATTGTCAAGGAATGCAACCTTTTGAAATAATTCGTCAACTTCGCCATCACGGATGGAATACAAGGTCGACGATAGCAAATCATTCGAAATAGCCATTGTTTTACCTATAATGTTTAGTTTATGTAGTTTCGCCTAAACCGTATTCCTGTGGAATGGTTGTCTACCAAGTGCTCAAAGAGTTTGTTCGACATAGGCATTTTAAATTGTAATTGTTCTATTGTCAACCCTATGCAAGCAGTCCGCCTTTGAACTGTTGTAACATTGCATACAAGTAGTTACCTGGGCACTCGGTTGTACCGAAGTCTCTATGTCCATACACATCACTGCGTTCAAGACCATATTCTTCCATTAACATTTTAATTTTGCCCCACAACGATTCCATTTGTGCGGTGCTTGGTGCTTCATTGGATGTATTTCCAGTCACACAAATCCCAATGGAACCCTTGTTTTTACCTTTGCAATGAGCACCTGTTTTATTGATGTGACGCCCGGCCACCACTTCTCCAGTACCCAATACAATGTAGTGGTACCCAATGTCAGACCAACCATTGCCATTGACATGCCAATCATAAATCTGTTCTTTTGTTGTAGACTGCGGAGAAGCAGAATGATGTACGATAATCTTGTCTACGTTGCGCTTACCTTTAGGCATAACATCCTCTACTTCTTTGCTTTTTGTGACTTGTGATATTGGAAGGCTTCCCAAGCATCACGAAACTTTGGTGTACCACTAGGAGACACAGACTTACCACCGGATGTTTTACGCAGTGTTTCACGCCGTGTAGACTTTTGTTTGGCTATCTGTGCACGCTCTTCTTTGAGTTTTTGTGCATCTACTTTGGCTTTTACAATGTAAAAAGCATCCTCCAAGCGTAGCTCTGGTCGCTCTTGTAACATCTGTGCCACTGGCAAACGATAGTCATCATTCATCAACTCTGGATTGTCAGTTTTAAACTGTTCGAGCTGCATACGACGTTGTTTCATCTGCATCTCTTCTTGGGCTGGCTTCATCATTTCCTGAAGCATTTTTGCTGCCTGGCGTTTTATTTCAGCCTGCATCCCTTCTGTTGTGTAGATGTCGTACTCTTCTTCTTTTGCCAACTCTTCTTCAGCACGTTTAAGAAACGGGTTGTTAACTGCATGGTCTTGTTGTCTATGCAGTTCTGCTCGCTCGGCTTCAAGTGCTCTTCGCATTTCAGCCAACTCTTGTGTCTTTTGAGTGTAACTAGAACGTATATTAGCAACATGCTTTCTCACATCTTCAGGTATGTGCTGCATCCACTCATGGAGTGGTTTCATACCTTTGTGGTTTGCATCTTCGGTAAACTCTTCGTAGTCCTCTTCATTAAGGCCCAACAGTTCCTCAATGGTCATGAGCTCTACATTCTCTTCACCACCATCAACACTATCATCACCATCAGGTGTTTCCACATCTTCAGTTTCTACTGCTTCAGTTTCAGTTTCAGTTGTTTCTGGCGTGTCTACGTTTTCAACAGTCTCCGTACCGGAGGTAGTGTTATTCATTTTCATTTCCTTTTGTATGCGCCTTTTTTAGGCATGGTTTTCTTACGTTTGGCTGCACGCACTTTAGCCATTTTTGACTTCTTGGCATCCTTGGCTTTTTTTGCAGCAGCTTTTCCCTTTGCTGTGTATGGGAACTTCTTTCCGTTGACTTTAGGCATATCAATCTCCTTGTATTCTTAGTCCTTTGTGTAGTTTAAGTGGTTCAATGTTATAGCAATACCAATCTATGGCTTTTATATAACCCCAATCGTAGTTATCCATCATGACTTCAATAAGTTTATCAAAGTCATATACCACAGGTTTTTTCTGTACAATAGCATTATCAAATATGCTTCTTGGTTCAAGATAAATCACATTCTCTCCATAAATAAAGTTTCGACATCCTCCAGTGGCATGTCTTCAGTTGTGATTTCATCTTCTGTGATACCCTCTTCAGTCTCTTCCTCTTCAGTAGGTTGTGACCGTAGGTATCTGTCGTATTGTTTATCCGATGCCAGTTTGTTGATTTTGCCTGCTAGGACCATCAGATTCGCGTCCGAGCTTATGTTTTCAAAGTCAAATGCAAACTCGTCGTCTACAATACCCTGCTCTACAGCATCATCTGTTGCACCTTGAAACATAGCGAGTACACGTACAAAGTCTGTTGGAAACTCTGTGATGTCACCTTGAAACAAGGGATAGTCTGGTGTCTGCCCAAACTTAGGCAGCAAACGGTTGGTGGCTTTGACCAGGTTGTTCAATGCTTTGGCACTGAATCTACCACGTGGTGCCATTTGTGCAAACGCCACTTCTTCATCTTGCTCGGCTGCACTGATTTCAGCCTCTAACATTTCTTCATTCACTCTTCCCCCAAGTTTCATCCAACTTACCACTGACTGCATCGCGTGCAGGAAACGCTTCCACCACAGCCTCTTCTTTTGTTTTACCACTTTTCAAGGCCTCCGTGTAGGTTTCTATTGTTTTATCTTGTGCTGTAACACGTCTTTTCTGTGTTTCAACCGCTGTATCCCATCGGTCTTTGGGCAGGTCAGCTTCGCATACAAACCCTCTACTTTCCATAATCTTTTGTTCTGTGTGCCTATTGGCTACGTGTTTACCCAATGCCTTAGAGAAGTAGCCATTGACTCCATGTTTGCCAGTGCCTGCCCAACTGCTATGTGTACCAGGTGCTGTTAACATACGATAAAGTTTGCCGCCACATCCAGATTCATATGTGTCAGTACCACATACCTTGGGTACACAGTTGTTTTCATGGTCTGAAAACGAGACTATCTCTTCATGTATTTTGTTACAGGCTTGACATCGGTAGGTGTACAATGGCATTATTGTCTCTGTGTGTTGAGCATGGCAGCGAGTTGTGCAGATGGTAGTTCACCTTGCGCACCTATCTCTCCAGGCGTGGTTTGCATTTGCTCCGGTGCAGGACCTCCCATACCTTGTGGTGGTGCTGGTGGTGCTGGAGGAGCTTCCATAAATGATTCTGGCAAGTCATAAATACGTATTAGTTCTTCTTTAATCTTGTCAGCAGGCACACCTAGACTTGTAAGCACAGGGAGCAGTTGGACAAGGTTGTTTCTTTTCAGTGCTTCAGATAGTGGTGTAGACGACTGGTCCAGTGCCACAATCTTAAACTTGGCATCCAAGTCTTGTACCGTGATGACCTTTGGTAAACCTTCTACCTCAATCACGGCTTGGTCTTTGTCTTCAGCCAGTAAAGCAATGATACGTAGATATGCAAGGGCAATCAGTTCAATGGCATTGTCCCGCTCTCTTGCGAGTTTTCCAATCTCCGATGCGGAGTATTGAGCAAGGGCAGTCACTTCGGTCGCCGTCGCCTTCGTCGCTTCCCCTCGACTAAACGGTGCCAAAATGCTGCCACGATTGATGTCTTGCTCTATGTAGCCTAGATACCTGTCAAAGTTACCCGACAATGGTTCTACACCCACTGCACGGATTATGCCGTCGAGTACAGGTTCATCCACTGCAATCATTGCACCATCCACACCTGCCGTTATCTTGGCCAGTGCCTCTTCATCGAGTGACCCTTCTTTGTACAAGTACTGTCTACTGTCTCTACGCACACTGTTAGCCCAGTATGTACGCAGGATGTTCTTCTCGTAAAACTGGTCGTACACCCTAGATACTGCAGACAACCCACACATGGGCTTCTCTGGTTTACGTGCATAGTAAAGTGGACACAATGGACTCATGGGACGGTCGTCATATGTCCGCACCGGTATCTCACTTTTCTCCAACAGTTCACCACCATCTTTGTAGTTTGCACTCCAAAAGTACAGTTTGTCATATGCCAGGTCATAGAACTCTACAATCTGCACATACAAATAATCATTGGGCAAATCCTCACTCACTCCAGTGTACTTCTCCTGTGGAGTAAAGTAATCCACCTTGGGTATCGGTGTAAACTTCTTGGACCCAAACCGCTGCCGTACCTCTGGCATCGGCAAGTAGTACACATGCGCCATAAACCTCTGTTCATCCCAAGCACTCGCATCCATATCCACTATCACTTCCCAGCACGGAATCGCACGGATGGATACCTTTTCAAGCATGTCCGTGCTATCCGTAGGGGATAGTTTGAGGAATGAAGCAGGATAAATAAGGGCAAGTCTTGATGCAATTTCGAGCTGCTCTCGCTTGTCAAACAAAAATCGGTTGACAACAGCCTCTGCCATCTTTGCATTTCCTTCTATGATTGATGCATCCTTTGCCACAACAACAGCAGGATTGCGAGAAAACAAACTAGCAATAAAACCCTCAACGTAGCTAAAGCAGTCGGCTGTCTCCACTCGGACCATTGTGTCATCCATATACTCTGACTGCCAGAAACGATTCTCATAGACATCCCGATACCTCTTCATCTCCGCGCGCTGGTCATCCCAAAAATGGTTGTGTTCATCCAATACCGTACGTATCAATGCCACTGCTTCTCTATTGGTTCTCATTGTTCTTCTCCGTAACAACACCACTACTATACACCACTACACGACCATCCGCACCCATTACCTCAAACTCTTCGTACAGACTTTTGTACTGGTCCACCAACACCTTTGGTATCCACACCACAAACCTATCGCTACCCACCTTGTACGTCAAACGAACCAGTTCAAGAGACACATTCTCATTGCATTTACAAGGATACGATGTACACATCGGACACACACTTAACGGCTTGCCATCACTCATACAAACAATCTCATTTGACGCTGTTCTAACTCTAACCTGGCTTTGGCGTCTTCATAGTATTTAGTATTAATTTCATATCCATCCAAATCATACCCCATATTGTGACAAGCAACCGCAATACTACCACTACCCAAATGCGTATCCAGTATTTTGTCACCTTCTTGGGCATACGTGTTTAACAACCACTCATACAATGCAACGGGCTTTTGACACGGATGGATGCGCTCTTCCTTGTGACGCATATCTTCTTGCAACATCCCATTCCATCTATACCTAAACTGGTCTACTCGTACACCAAAACTGTGACTGGCTATTTCGCATTTGCTAAACGTTGACGCGTCATTCCTTTTGTCCCATATGATTCGACCAACACTAGATACATGTTGTGCATAGTAGTTGACACCCCATATGATTTGATGACGTGACACACGCTCGATCTCTCTAAAATAATCTGCATCCGGTATCCACCAATGCTTTATCTTTTCATGGTTTCGCCGAACACCGGTTGTTGAATACAGATTGCCTGTGTATTTTGATTTTGCAAACCCTGAAAAATACGGAGGGTCTACTATGGCCAGATCATACTGGTTGTCCTCCATACCAGCAAACGCTTTCATACAATCATCATTGAACAACCGAATCACTAATACCTCCTGTGCAAATGCGGACTGACACCACTCGTTTGCAACTGCCTATCCGCTTTCTGACTGATGATCCACTCCGGCAAAAATGCACTCTGCTTTATCTTTACACTGTTTAAACACCAATACGCCAATGCCATCGCCATCGCACTGTCACAGTGACTCTCCACATCCTCACCAAACCTCAATATACCCTTCTCGTCTACTGTGATACTACGAAGCTCCGTCATCGTCACGTTGTCTATCAACCGTATACTACCCGTCTGTATACCCTTCTTCAAGTTCTCAAACAACAACGGCTTACTTCTACTCGTTGTCAAAAAGTCCTTACCAGTATGCGCATCCTTCCACAAACGATAAAATCCCTGGTGCACCAACTCTTGTATTGTAGCCAACCCATAGTTGTTACTCTCCACCAACGTCAATGC